CTCCATTTATCAGATACCTTCCCTTTTCAAATCCCGACTTCTGAATAATAAAGTCATTCAGAAGACAAAGGAGAGGAAAAGAAAGTAGGCTACCCATAAGTTGTCCTGAAGTCTGTAGACCGGACGAACCACCAGGGTACCTGATTCGATGAGGTGAAACCTCATATCGAACCCAGGCCCTTGTAGGCTCATGGTCAATCTGACTTAGGATACCTTCAATCAGAGCATTCGTAACGCTCATAGGAAAGTTATCAGTGGCTGCGGTATAATCACCAGACAACCAAAGATCACCTTCTTTAGAGCGGGAACGAATCTCTTTGATTTCCCTTTCAATACGATGAATCCATTCTAACTTCTCTTCGAAGTTCATGTTTTCATCAAGCTTTTCTTGTGTGACTCCATGCGTCAGAACAAACTGTGATTCTGAACGGAGAAATTGGAAAAGCGCTCTTTGAAGTGGTTGCAGACACTTTGTGTCGGCTTCAGCTTTCGTAATCATCCGAACTTTCAAAGGTTCGGGGAGTGCGATCGCTTCCACAACAGGAGCATGATAGGGAGGGTAGCGAGGAAAAAGCTGACTGACAGTAACATCTTTTTGTTCCCTAGCGAATTCAATAGGAGTACTCTCTACATCATAGAATGGTAAGAGAGAGCTCTGACGAACACTAACGGACTGACATGTAATAACCTGTCTCCACGAGGGAGAAAGCTCATTTTCATGAAAATCTGTATGTTCCTTGAATTTCTGGAGAGATAAGGCAATCACTTCACAAAAGTCAATGTCCTCATTAATAAATGAGTCCGTTAGACCATGGCTTAGATTGGAGATTCCTCCATTCCAACCGATACTGTGAACTGATGATGCTGTCTTGTGTTTCTTAACCCAAGAATCTCTCTGAGAATCCATCAATAGATGTGAATGATAGGTCGAAAACGTCCGTTTTCCTTCCTTCCTCTGAATCAACAGGGGAAAGTGGAATCGTCGCCAAACGGCCATATCTTCAACAACTACTGGTGAAGCGCTAGAGTCTTTTAACAAACTACCATACGGAACATTGGAAGTCACGATGATAATGGGAGAGGTAAATACCTTGCCCTTCTCTTCGAGATTCGCCATTTCCAACTGGAATCGGTTAACCGAAACCAACTGTTCGAATTCTACGAGATCGGAACGATCAATAAGGTTCTGCCCAAAGTCATCAAGAATGACAATAGGTTGACCATTGTAACCGTCCCAATATTTCGAGGAACAAGAACGTGAGTAGGAGGCCTCACCCTTAAGGTGAGGAAAAAGACTAACAGAAAGTGTAGACACAAGTGACTGAACCATAGTGGTTTTTCCGGATCCAGGAGGACCGAATAAACCAATAACAAAAGGTTCAGGACGAGTGGCACTGTCAAGCATATTGAGATACCGAGGGCCCCGGGTCACTTCGCGGTGACCTTGTAGGGCTTCCCGAGCACCCCCTTTGTGCACAGGCCTTTCTACAGTGGCTCGGAGGTTAGGAAGTTTGG